TGGTGCTGATGTTGTAAGAGAATTTGGTTCTTATCGTTTAATGTTTGCTAGTAAGTTAGAAACTACTAGTGCATTTGTAGATTTTCCAAATGACTTGTCTTACAGAAGGGTTGGTCTTGTACTTAATCCATTCGACTACAATACTACAACAGTGTGTAGTCAAAATACTAGATCTGCTGTGAAAGCAATAATCTTTCCCCAGTCTGGTACTGGATCTCCTACTGGTAACTTTTCACCAGGTGAAAGTATAACACAAGCAACAACAAACGCAAAAGGATTTGTAGTTTCATATGACTCTACAACTAAAGTTTTGAAATATTATCAGAATTCTGAAGATGGTACTGTGAATGGTAATGTAATTTCATTTTCTGGTGCAAACCAGATAACAGGTAATGTTACTGGATTTGTAGCTACTCCTGATACAAATTTTGGAACATCTGCTGTTCCACTAGCACAGATAACAATTGGTGTTTCTGTGTATGAGTTGGGTCTTTCATTCGTTGCAGGATATGCTAATGAAGAGATTGATTTAAACTCTGGTGAAATCCTTTATGTTGATAACAGGATCCCAATCACACGATCTGCGGATCAAAACGAAGAGCTCAAAGTAGTAATTGAATTCTAAATGGCACAGAATACGAACCTGAATATAGCTCCTTACTTCGACGACTTCGATGATAGTAAGGGATTCCTAAAAGTACTTTTCAAACCTGGCTATCCAGTACAGGCTAGGGAACTTACTACGCTTCAAAGCTTATTACAAAATCAAATTGACACATTTGGTCAAGGTGTGTATAAAGAAGGTGCCATGGTAATTCCTGGTGGTACTACTCTTAACAAGAAAGTTCCTTGTGTCATAATTCAAAATACTTATCTTAATCTTGATGTAGAAAACTATAGAACTGCACTTGATGGTCAGATCATTAAGGGATCTACTTCTGGTGTTCGTGCTCGTATTCTATTTTCTATTAGTGCTACTACATCAACAAGAAACAATATTTCATTTTACATAAACTATATTCAGAAGGCTGACGATAATATTACTACTACATTCACTGATGGTGAGACATTTACTTGTGAAAGTGATATTACTTACGCTTCTACAACTATTACAGCTGGAACACCTCTTGCACAACTCTTAAATTCTAATGCAAATGCACAAGGATCAACTGCTAACGTTGGTGCTGGTGTCTATTATGTTAGAGGATACTTTGCTAATGTAGCTGAACAGACTATTATATTAGACCAATACGAGACTAATCCATCATACAAGGTAGGATTGAAGGTAGAAGAAAGGATAATAACTGCTGATGAGGACGCAACCTTATATGATAATGCTATAGGAAGCACAAACTTCTCAGCACCAGGTGCAGATAGGTTTAAGATTACACTAACATTAGTTAAAAAATTACTTACTGATCCAAACTCTGCTGACTTTATTGAACTTTTACGTACTAATGCAGGTAAATTAGAGAAAAAGGTAGAACGTAGTGAGTTAGGATTTATCAATGACATCCTTGCAACTAGGACTAAAGAGGAGTCTGGGGATTATTACGTTAAGAAATTTAAGCTTGACGTAAGAGAAAACCTAGATGATGGGTTTAATAATGGTGTATATACTGCAACTGGCACTACTTCTGGAGGTGTTTCACCATCTGAAGCAAATATTTCTGTACAATTATCTTCTGGACAGGCATATGTACAAGGTTACAGAACAGAAAGATTGTCTACCACATATAAAGATGTAGAGAAACCAAGAACTTTTGAGACAGAAACTAATAAATCTATAGCATCAAACTTTGGTAACTTTGTCTTAATGACAAATGTGCATGTAGTACCAACAATATATGAGACCGTTGAGCTCAGAGATGTAGTAACCTCAACACCAGGCACACCTGCAGGTACTGTTATTGGTAGAACTAGAGTGATTGATATTGATCAAAACTCTGGAGCTGCTGGTTTTGCAACCACAAATACTTACAAAGCAAATGTTGTTGACACTGATTTCTATACACAGGTTGTTCTTGGGTCAGGATCAGGTGTATCTTGGACTGCCGAAAGACTTGTTGTAGGTAGAACATCTGGTGCTACTGCTATTCTTGTTAGTGGATCTAGTGTAACTGGATATCTTACTAATATTACTGGTGAGTTTGCTGTAGGTGAGAAGTTAGACTATGATACTGCAGCTTCAAGTGGAAATGGTGGACTTAGTGGAAGTAGAAGTATTTCTACAATTACCAAGTTTGGTATGGGTGATGTTAAGTCATATGCATTTAATAGTGGTGCAGGTACTGCTGATGCAGTATTAGATGTTCAGGTAGCATTGCCTGGTTCAGGTACAATCTTATCTTCAGTATCTGGTACTGGAGTTGGATCTACCGCTACTGTAACCTCAACACTTTCAAACTATAATAGTCAGATGAGAGTTGGGGATATTGTTGAGTTTGGAAATAATGGAGTAGCACACAGAGCAAGAGTGACTCTTTTAAGTAGTGCATACGCATTTAATGTAACCAAGATCAATACAGGTAACATGACAAATGGTGGTGTCAATGGTGCTATTGTCAGAACTCGTGCTGAAATTAAAGAAGCACAAAATAAAGCATTAGTATCACCTCTTGGATATAAGGCAGTTAAGAATACTAATAATGACAATACTCAAAATCCAGCTGGTTTCTTTAGAAAGAGTGTTACTGCACAATCTGTTAGTGGTGGTAATGTAAGTATTGATGCAGGTGCTGGCCTTGTATGGCGAGATGCTAGTGATGCAGATGACTTTAGAGTTATTGTTACTGCAGGTACAGGTGATGGTAATGTATTAACCTCAGGCAATGGATTTACCATTAGTGGTAGTTCATCAAATACTCAGAGTGTTACGCTTCAAGGTCTCAGTGGTGTTAGTAGTGTAAATGTTATTGGTACTGTTTACAGTTCTAATAGATCTGCAAAAGCAAAGACCAATGAGAAGATGAAAGTTCTAAAGGTAGATAAAACCTTTGGATCTGCTGTAAATGGACTAACACAGTCTCTAGTTGGTTATGGTCATAGAATTGGTGATAATCGCATATCTCTTGGTACTGGTGATGTATATAAATTAAAAGCTGTATTAGAATCTCAAGATGCAAACGATCCTGTAATACCTAACTTCACACAGACCAATTTAGTTGGTGCTCTTGCTGTAGATGAAGTTATTACTGGAGATAGTTCTGGTTCTAGAGCTAGAGTGGTTGCAACCAATGGCAATATTGTTTACTTCCTTCCAGTTGAAGGTGACGTATTTTCTGACAATGAAACCATAACTGCTGATGGAGGTGCTACCCTTAAGATTGCTGGTTCTCCAACTTTAGGATCAAAAGATATTACTGACAGTTTCACTCTAGATGATGGTCAGAGAGATCAATATTACGACTACTCATCTATTGTTAGAAAGTTTGGTTATGCAGAACCAACTAATAGAATTTACATTATATTCGATCGTTTCCTAACCACAGCAGGTATCAATCCATATACTGTAGATTCATATCCTACTGAAGATTACAAGATAATTCCAGAGTTCGGTGACAACCCTCTCAGAAACGTAATTGACTTCAGACCAATAGTTACAGAAAAATTAACTAATGCAGGTTCTATAACTTCTCCATATGTTTTAAGCGACACTAAGTATTTTGATTTTGCAAATAGAGCATTTACTGGTAACTTAACAGGTATACCTGGCCAAGGAGATACTACACTTCTAAGTTTACAATACTATCTTGGAAGAGTAGATAAAGTCTTTATGAGTAAGAACAGTGTAGTTCAGGTAGTCAAAGGTGCACCTGCATCTGATCCAGTATCTCCTGATGACCTTGATGATGCAATGTTATTAGGAACTTTGACATATCAACCATATGTGTTCAACGTTGAAGAGGATATTGAGATTAAAGAAACAAACTTCAAGAGATATACGTTTAGAGATATACAACAGTTAGAAGATAGAATTAAGACACTTGAATTCTATACACAGTTATCACTACTTGAGAGTGAGACTGCAAGTATGGAGATTAGAGATACAAGTGGTCTTAGTAGATTTAAGAATGGATTTATGGTTGACAACTTTGCAAGTCTTTCTTCTAGTGATACCTTACATCCAGACTATAGAGTTTCTCTTGATTTTGAAGAAGGTCAACTTAGACCAACTCACTATACTACTGCAGTACCTATAACATATAGCACATCATCACAGAATGTTACTACCAGTAGCGAAGATATAGTTACTCTTCCATACACTGATTCAGTCTTAATTGATCAGCCCTATGCATCTGGTGTGGAGAATGTTAACCCATTTAACGTATTTACATACATGGGTGATATTCAACTATATCCAGAATCAGACAACTGGGTAGATACAACATCACTCAGTCCTATTCAAGGTCCTGTTGTAGAAGGTAATTTCTTAACTACAGTTAGAGATTATAATGCAGATCAAAATGGTTTTGCACCTATACAGTGGAACTCATGGAAAACCACATGGACTGGAACTGACATTAATAAGAAAACTGGTAAATGGAGAACTGATGGTGGAAAAGGTAGAAGACAGCAACGTAGAACTATCACTACAACTACTACAACTACCACAAAACAAACAAGAACAGGTATTAGATATAGAGTAACTCCTGTGATTGAACAGGAATCATTGGGTAATAAAGTTGTTTCTGTAGAGCATATTCAGTTTATGCGTTCAAGAAATATTGAATTTGCTTGTGAAAAGTTAAAACCAAGAACTAAATTCTATCCATTCTTTGATGGTATTGCACTACCTCAGAAACTTATTACTCCTAAGATCATGGGAGTTATTAAGGATACATCTACTGATCCAAAGACTAATAACATTCCTTTCCAGATTGGTGAAACTGTATCTGTATCTGCTACTTCTGCTCCTGCTAAACCAGTAATCAGATTTAAAGGAAAGGTATCTGCACCTAATGATGGATTTGCAATCAACCCATTAGACGGTACAGATATTTCATCCACAACAGATTACACATCAAACCTAGCATTCATTAATATTGATACTAGATCTCTTGGTGATCAGGCCAAGGGTACTTACTTTGGTTCTCCTAAGATTAATGATTATATTATAGGAGAAACATCTGGTGCTATTGCAAAAGTATCTAATAAAGATTTAATTACAGATAAGAAAGGAAAACTTAAAGGATCGTTCTTTATTGACACTCCTAGCAAACAAGGTGTACAGAAGTTTAAGACTGGTACTAAACTGTTTAGATTGAGTGATTCTGCTGGTGATAGTAAAGTACCTGGCGTATCAGATAGTAGTGGTGAGGTAGAATTTACTTCATCTGGTATATTACAGACTACACAGGAGACTATTATATCTGTAAGAAATGCTAAGGTAACATCTGAGCAAATGAAGGATGCTAGAACACTTACAAGTGTTTCTGTTGATGAAACTGAAGAGACAAGATGGGTTGACCCTCTTGCACAAACTTTCCTTGTTGATGATTCTGCACTTGATGGTGGAGTATTCTTAACTAAGCTTGATTTATTCTTCTTTACTAAAGATCCAGAAATTCCAGTTGCTGTTGATATTAGAACTGTTGAAAATGGTACTCCAACACAGACAGTGTTGCCATTCTCAAAAGTTGTATTAGATGCTGAAGATGTATTTACATCATCTGATGCTTCTAAGCCTACTACATTTACATTCAAGTCTCCAGTAT